GTTTTCCGCAGGCGTGCGCTTAAACCAGCCTGGGTCAACTCTCCCCTGGCGAATCGCCAAGGCTTCAACAAGATCAAAGGTCTCTTCCCCAAGCCCTTCCTCTTCCAACAGCGCAAGCGTCTGCTTGCGAGCTTCGGCCCGCTGCTGTTCCTGAGTCTGGGTATCGTGGTAGACCTCGCTCGATGTACGACGGCTGATCTCCTGCGCGGTCTCCTCCTGATCGGAGTAGACGGTTTCAAACAGCCGTTCATAAATCTTGGCCGATCGCTCGGGATCGTCGGCGGGGATCTTTTGAATCTCCTCCACGATCTCTTTAGCCCTAGTTTTGGCCCGCTCCTTGACCATGTTGGTCCTGGCATTGACCTCTTCTCTTGTTTCTCGGGTCTGTTCGAGCTTCACCAAGCGATCTTGTAGGGCCTGGAATTCGCGGTCACGCTTCTCCGCTTCCGTTTTCAACCGGTCGCGGTCCGATTTCAGTTCGTCATACGCTCTCGCCTGCCGATCTGATCGGGTGCCTCTTGGCCGGCCGTCGAAATCTTCATCGTCCAACAGAAGATCATCGTCGGCTATGTCCTGCGTGTTCGGCTCCTCGTCATCGACGGCAGCGGACCCGGCTCCGGCCGAATCATGCCCTCCGATGAATAGACGGATGGCATGGCCTTGGACGAGACCAGCGGCACATCCTATGTCGTCAAACCAGTTCTTCATCTCTCGCTCCTCAGATCCACGGAAGCGGCTCCCCCCGGGAGCAATCCATGGGTTAAATGGGGTCTAGCAGTCGCCTTTCATGCCCTTCTTGGTGAAAAAGCCGCTCTTGAGGCTGTGCTTTTCCAACCGCTTCACACCGGGATCCTTGCCCTTGTTGGTATTCATCGGGGCTTGGGGCTCGGGATTCGCCGCGGTGTTCATGCTCATGTCCTGATACTTCATGCCTGCTCCTTTCTCCTGCCGTGGATCGGCAAGGTCATTGGTCAATCGCCTGCCGCACTCGGCTTTCTGTCGCCCGTCGAATTGGAATCGCGTGCGCTACGCTGCTAATCTTCACGCCCATTGCATCGAGGGTTTCGACCAGGCCAATCGCCTTGGCCCGTACCGTCAACGCCTCGCCATCGCTGATCTCAGGGCTGAGAAGTGCAAACACGTAATCCGACAACTGGCCCTCGAAGGTCCGGATGATCGCCTTGCGGGTCTGCTCGTCGGCCATGCCCTGTAGCAGTTCCAGCCCATCGCGCTTCTGCTGAATTTCTTCGGGACTCATACGCCTCCTGGAATTGCGGCTGCAGCCGCGTTCTGTTGTGGCGGGGCTCCAGTGTCAGGCGGTAGCCCACCGGCCATCGCTAACGCTGCTGCCTGTTGTTGCATCATCATCTGGGCTTCGCGCTGTAACTCTTCTTCCGTCTTGATGGTTTCGCTGGCATCCATCGCGTCGGCAATCTTCCGAATCATTACGTCATCTTTGGCGTAGGGTGCGAATCGTGGGCTATCCGTGAGCTTCGCCATATTCACGAGGCGATCGACCAGGGCGGATTTCTGGAAGAGGATGGAGACGCCACGGATGTTTATATCCGTCTCTTGCTTGACGGCTTCGATACGTTGCTCCGGGCTCATCATGGAGATTGCGCCCAAAATCTCTTGGTGCTTCATCCCTAGCACTTGGAGATAGCCCGGGGAGTCCCACGGATCCCAATAGGTCGTGAGCACGTCCTGAACCATTTCGACAAGTTGCTCGCCGCCGTACTCCACGTCATGGCCAATGCCTTCGAACACCCCGAGGGCCTGCTGGGTCTTGATTTCGACTTCACCCTTGGTAATGTCGCGGCGCTGTCCGACTTCTCCCTTCAAGAGCTCCGTGACAAACACCCCGTTCTGGAACAGGTTGCCGGTCATGTTCATCATGTTCTCGACCACCGGGAGGAAATCGGTATCCATCCGGATCGGCATATAAGCGGGGCCGTTTGCGTTCGCCTTCTTGGCCTTGGTGCAGCCGGGATAGATTTCCTTGTCGGCAGGGTTCAGGAGCTTCGATTCATCGACTTCCCAGGCTCCATTGAGGACGAAACTCAACCGGTCGGCCGTCATCGAGAGCATGTTGTTGCGGAATTTCCACATCTTCAGCATGCCCTCGATGAGGGAATATCCGTGGAAGTTCCGCATGTGGGGGAGTGGGGCGAATTGATGAATCGGCCAGCGCAACCGAGGAAACTTCGTGGGCACCGGTCGCTTGATAACCGTGCGGTTCGCCACGGTGTAGCGGACGTTGGGGTAGACGAGCTCGCCGTTATGATCGAGGACCGCGCCCCAGAATTCACGGACAAAGACTTGCGGCCTGAAGCGGTGCGTATAATCCACCAATCCGCGCTTTCTACGTTCGTGCCTTCGGTCCCAGCTACCTTCGTCGCCCTTGTCTCTCAGGCAGTCACGGACATTCTCGTAATAACCCTTCTCTTCACCGGCTAAGAGAACGTGATAATCCACCCAATCTTGGTGGATGCAGTAGAGTCCGGATTGTGGTTCGCGTGAGATGGCGTCAGCATCGCGGCGCAGCTGCCACGGCATGATTCGGACAAAGCGCAATCCTTCGGTACCGTCGTCGTTCTGGGACCAAATCGCTTTGACTGCGAGACTTTGCCCGATGGAAAACCCCATTTCCGTCATGTCGGGAAAGACTTGCGTGGCCTTTGTGCGGTTCATCCACCACCGGAGCGCGTCTTTCCAGAATTCCGTTTTGGCGACAATCATCGGATTGTCTTTTTGCTCCGTGGTCACATCGAACCAGTTTGGTTGATCGACCACGGCTTTCCGGACCAGCATCTTGGCCTGGATGACGGTCTGAAACGGTTCGTTCGTGGTGATCTTCGATTGCCAATCCTCTTTCTGGGAGAGTTCGCGCATTTTGCCTTCATGCGCGTCCCAGAGTTGCTCGTCGAGCTTCATGCGTTCATCTTCGGTGCGCTCGGTATGCTTGACGCATTCCTCCACGTACTCGACTAGATGCCCGTCTTGGAGTTCCGTGGTTTCGTCGGCAAATAGCGCGGAAAACTCTTCGTCAGGGAGATCCCGCAAGGCCGCGAGATTGCCCATCAGTTCCGCGTCTGAGATGCCGAAGGCTGGCATTTAGACCTTCACCTTCTTGGCGAATCGGTTTGAGGTTGCCACAGATTGGGCTCGTCTCAATGATTGCCTGCGAGCGACGGTCATACGCTTCACGCTGAATTGGGGCATGTCGGCTTTACGTTTCATCGCTCTTGGTACAAGCCTCCCCGCATATCGCGTTCGAGTTGATCTTTCTGCATGGATGGGCCGAGCTTGGTGAGATCAATGTCAGAGATGCAGCCGGTTACAGGAGGGTCATCGGATTGCGCGAGATACCATGTCTTTCCACAGTTCCCGCACTTCAAGACGTCACGCTTTTCGCCCATGGCCCGCACTTCACGGTAGCCATGGACCCACTTATGCCGCCCGAGTTCTTTGCGAATGTTCGCCATCAGTGCCAGGTACCCGGTTCTTTGCCTTCGGAGTAGAGGGCTTTCGTCTGGAACAACACGGTCGGGGATTCCACCCGAGCGAGGTTGGCGCGAAGGTCGCCCGCCTCTTCGTCAAATTCTCCGTCCATCAGCACGCACTCGACCGTCTGCCCCATGTTCGGCCCACTGGCCAGGACATAGGAGGCGGTTCGTACCGGAGCGGGAACGGCGGGGGGCTGTCCTACGTCGTGAGTCGGCTTATCGAGTTTGGGTTTCTGTGCCACCAAGAACCTCCTGGAAAAACAAAAACGGCATTGCCCCCTCCGAAGAGAGAACAATGCCGTTCCGATGGTGCGGATCAGGCTGAGTATGTGGGTTAGAACATCATGGCCTGAACTCCTCTTGTGTCGATTTGAAGATCTTTAACGATCCTAGTTTTCGCTCCATACAGCAGTTCATTTCAATTTGCAACACAATTTTCCCATGAATCGCCGGGAGTGAATCGAGTTCCTGCTCGATTTTAGCTCGTAGGTGTTTCGGAATCGTGAGCATCATTGTGGCGAATCGTCCTCCGTCGCTTCGGCCTGTTCTTCCCAATCGTAATTGGCTCTCAGCATCACCCCAAACGCTAAACCTTGACAGGTGCGCGTGTTCCCAGACCTACGCCACTTCTCATAGATTTGCCCGTCCGGTGTTTCCTTCTCGCCGTCTTTCAGTGGTCGCACCTTCATCCCGGCGAAGATGGCATGATCGAACCGCTTACACAGTTCGTCCAGCAAGTCGTTGGTGGAGGTAAACGTGAGGGGGCCGATGGTGTCGTCGCTCATTTAATACCCAATAGCTTTTTTGATTCGGATTTCATGCGCCAGATATGCCCCCATCGGGCAACAACTCGTTCGTAATGCGGGAAGGTTGTCCATCTCAGCCACTCAGGGTAGTACCGGTCTGTATAGCCCATACTCGTCCAGCCCTGCTCTTTGAGGAATAATCGGAATGGGCGCTCGTCCGTGAGGAGAAGCAGCGTCACATCCCCCTCCGTGGCCGCTCCATCCGGTTGTCTGCCACCCACAGCATCGTGCCTTTGTGCATGAGCGTGGTGACAAGCCTCCGCTGCTTCGGACTGCCCGAGGTAAAGAGCTCTGTGTAGAGCGTGCCGTCATCGTTCAGGCCCACCACCCAGGAGACACCGGCCGGCGTGATGAATTCGATGTACTCGGTTCTCCCATAGGCCACCGGCTCGACTTTGAGGGAGAAGGTTCCGGCATTGTCTACGATCCAGCGCCGCGCCGCCGTCTTGTTCGTGCTCAGAAACACCACATCGTCATAGACCGTATCGACAATCAGGGACCGTGCCGGATTCTTGACCGGCGTGAGCGTCGGGGTCTCGTTGCTGGCGTACAGGTGCCAGATTGTGCCGTCAGGGCTCTTGGCTGTAACACTCATCGCCTGTTCTCCTCGATCAGTTCCACAAATAACCGCCCCTGCTCATCTTCGGATGTGCGAACCGCTACGACTTCCTGAAGATCGCCCCCACTGGTCGAGGGAGCCAGGAACTTGACCGGCGCGTTTGGGGCCCTCTGAGAAAGAGCTTGCCCGAGTTCTGAGACTGTCATAGATACATCCTCCACAGTTCACGCATCGTAAATAGCTCCCGATCCCCTGATACCACGATTCAACAATTAGCCCATCACAACGAGGGCAGCGCATGACTCGGCTCCCAGACCCATTGCAGCGTGTAGTGCTCGCCCTGTTTCTTGAAACACCGAATCTCCATCGGGATGAGTCCCACAATCACCATCGCCAGGTCTTGGCCTGCGATCTGAAGCGCATCCATCAGCAAGCAATCCTTCGGGGAAGGGGCGGCGCCGCTCCGTGGATGGGAATGCACAATGCCCCAGGGCTTGCTATCAAACAGCATGCACGAGCGTACATATTCGTGATGGGCGATGAGGAATTCATGCTCTGGATTGTGGGCTGCGTTCGGCGTCTGGTGAAACCCTGGCTCTATCCCGACAAACCACAAGCCACACATCTCCTTGGGTGCCTCTTTCTGAGCCGTGCGGAATAGCTCTTCGTACAGGCGCGTAAAGAGCGGATTGGCCTGCGGGTCACTCAATCGCATAACTCCTCGCTCGTGCTCGTCCGTCTCGTGGTTCTAATCCTGGCAGATCCAGGCCTCCTCGTGGGCATTCATGCCCTTGCAGACTATGCTTCGTCGCCCCGCAATGCGGGCAGAGCTCCCATCGCCCCTGATTCGTCAGGGGTTCAAGAGCGATTCTGACAGCCTGCTCCAGGTCATCCATCTAGGCCTTTCCAATCTCCCAACCTCTCGCATTGAGGTTGCTGGCCACCATTTCCGCTAGGTGCTTTGCGCCGTCCATCTTGTCAGCGGGACATCGTTCTAGCGCGTCGGCTATGGCTATGCAGACTATAGATCTCTCAAATCGCTTGCGGGCTTCATCAATAATCATTACGAGCACGAACAGAAATAGAATCACCATGAGTGCAAGCAGTTCCATGGCTACCCTCTCCCAGCCGGTCCAGGAAACGGCGGAATGCTCCCAGCCGGAGCCGTGATGATCGGAGACTTCTTCAACGCTTCAGCCTGCATCTTGAGCACGGCTCGCTGGGACACGTAATCAATCGCAATCGTCCCGAGGCGCAAGGCCAGGGCTTCTTGAGGCGGTGCGTTGGTGAAGTGTTTCCCTTGCCGGTCAATCGCCACGATCATAAAGGCCGCAGGCTCGAACCCATGCGGGCACAGAAAGCCCATCTGAATCGTGTTCAACGTCGGTTCCGGTTGTCCAGCTTCGTCGGTCGGTTTGTCGGTGTCGCGTACCATCATCCCTCCTAATCGTTGTTCCAGCCCTTGCAGATACTTCGCATAGGCTGTGCGTTTCTGTTTGGTTGCCAGTCGGATCTTGTAGGCCATATTCTCCTCACCAATCGCAGAGTGCCCATCTGTCAGTGCTATCCTGATAGTCGGCCCGTATCGCGTCGGCCCATGGAAACATGCCAAGTTGAGGAAGCGCAAGGACACAGAGCTTGGCGCTGAACTTGCGTCTCTCCATGGCGTTGCGGTCGCTATCTTCAGGCCATATCTGACAAGCGGATTCCATTACAAATCTACCCCCCGCTTCTTCGCGTACCGCTTGGCTTCATCCAGCGGCATCAGCATCACCGAAAGGCCATCCTTCGTATCATCGACAATGATGGTCGGCATCGAAACGTCCGGGAGACAGGAGAATTGTTCGAGGTCTTGCTCGGTCAGGACCACTTGCGCCGTGCGGGTCTTCCACATAATCAGCGCCGCAATCTTCATCCATTGATGCTGCACCGCTTTCAGCGTCGGATGGTCGGGGTTCATTTCGTGGGCGCTCATTCTCAATGCCTCCAGCAGTCTTTCTTGACTGCTTCCCATTCCGTCACGGCCTTCTCCTGCCGCTCAATCCGATCCGCTTGCCGCCTTAATTGCTCCGCAGGCGTGATGTAGATTGCAACAGTATCCTCCACGCCAAATGGATGGACAAATTCATCCATCTTTCGCATGACTGCTTCCATTCTGTGCTCGCAATCAGTCTGAAATGTCGGCTGGATAACTGCCCCGATGTTCACGCATTCTGGCGTATTGTGGTATAGATCGCAGACCGTCAGGTTCTTGTGCGGATATTCACCGGCCCACACCTGTCTCGCCACCACGCTAATACACAGGCAGGCCACGATGACGAGGATCAACAGCCAGTAGAGCCAGATCCGCTCGAACCCCTTCCGGTGAAGCCAGGGGGTCATAATCGCCCCCACAGAATAATGGCCCACTTCCCAAAGCCAATGAAGGCCCCTTCCCAAGATAGCAGCACTCCGAAAGACCATCGTTCGAACGTATGCACCTTCATCTTGCCTCCAAAATGACTTTGCCCGGCTCTGAATGCACCAGCAGGCAGGCTTGCTCGACACCGTTGACGCGAAGAAAGACCGTAGGAATCGGTCTGCGCTGGGTAGCCCACTCAGCCATTGCGTCTCGGTCCAGCATCGAGAGCTCGCCTGCCAGTTCATCCAGCCTCACCAGTCCACAAACCTTTCTTGTCGTGCGCTGTGCATCCCGCAGCGTTCGCACTTCATCCACCAGACACAGCGCGTTACTCGCTGTTGCGTGATGCTCGGCTGTCGTTCTTCGTGGTAACGCCACCGATGCCCTCCCCACAGCCAACATAACCAGCGCGGCATAGACCTACCAGCTTTTCACGTTCGGGTTACAGGAACCGACACACTGAGGCTCGGTGTCGAAGGTGATCGTATGATGCACCTTCTTGTAATTGCCGACCGGCGCATCTTCCTTGGTCTGCCACTGAAACCCACACCCACCGAGCACCAAGCCCACCATGGCCAACACCACCAGATTGATCCCTTTCATCGCGCTCCTCCTTGGGTTAAGTGCCGCTGGATTGCGGCCTGTCGTCGCCGTTCATGCCGATTGCGTGGCTGTGTCTCCTCTGCAATCGGAGGCATCATCGGAACTTCTTGAGGCCTGACAATGAGCACATCGTCAGAGAGATACGGACGGATCTCCTCAAGCGTGTAGGCTTCAGGGAGAACAAGAATCTTCTGCATCAGGCGTACCTCTTCGCTTTCGCCATGCCCTCGCTGTCCCAGGTAATCCGCTCGTCGCAATCCTTCATCGTGAGCATATTGAGGCCCAGCGCAAAGCCGCCTCGTTCGTGGAACACATAGGCCGACGATCTCCCAGAACGGCACACCGCGGGGAGTGTCCACACCCTTCTCCGTCCTCGCCGGTCGAGGAAGGTCTTGCGAGCCACAATCGTTTCGACACTCGGCTCGTCATCACGCCTCATCATCCGTTCAACGCGCCGAAGGGTTTCCAGTGTCATGGGTTCACACGGCACAGCAACCGTTTCCCATGGAGCCGGTTGCGGTTGGTTAGCGTCCGAAAGAATCCGGTCGATCTCAGCACGCAACGACTCCTGAACGAGTAGCCCCTCTGATCGTAGGATAGCTTGATGTATGCGGAATGTCTGTTCTTCAGACGGCATAACTCTTCGCCCTCCGTGTCGCTTCCCGTTTATCGAACCTCGGTGGAGGCGTCGGCTTCCGCACAAAGATCCTCGCCAGCCCATGCCCCAACGCTTCCCCCACACTCGTCAGAGGGTGATGCTTGCGTGCCTCGGTCTTGGAAATCACCCCGCTCTGATCCTTCCGGTAGGCATAGCCACCGGCCAGAGCTTCGTGAATCCACGGCTTCGCTTCGCCAGGAGTCGGCGCAGGATTCACGGTTAACCGGCCCGTTTGCGCCAGCAGGCCCTTGATTGCGTTCAGTCGCGTGAAGAAGTCCGGTTCTCCCGGCTCGGCCACACCTTGCAGCTTGTCGTAGATGATCTGATCCAGCCGATGCTCGGACATATCACTGAGCTTACTCAGGTGTCCGTGGTTCGTAATGTCTCGCCAATCGGTGCAGGCTCGGTAATCAGCGGCTAACAACGGGATCACCTTCCGCTCAATCAAGTCCTCGATGCTGCCGTTCTGTTCGCCTAGCAGACAATCGAGGAGAAGAATGCGCTCGCTTGAGAGGATTTGGCCGACGATACAGCAGGGATAGAGCCCCTGGAACCAGAACCGGAAGGATCGTACACCTTGAACCGGATCGAGGGCCGCTCGCGCTTGGTGGAATTGGGCTGAGTATTCCGGCGTGATTGCTACGCCTGGGTCATCCGGTTTGTACAGAACATCCATGGCTTGGCTCCAGGTGTCTACTTGGTCGTCGTATTCGCTGTTGGGGAACGTGGCGCACTCGGCAATGAAGTCGTTGACCCATGGCGCGATCTGAGGATGAGGCAGGTAGCAGTTTCCCGCGCTCACGATATGAGCATAGGCCGCTGCTCTCGCCTGCTTATCGCCTTGGACCCCATGCGGCACCATCCCGGCGATCTCCGTTTTGAGCACTGAAATGATGGCAGGCCCGTTCGCTTTATCCTCCACCACCTTTTCAGAAGGGAGCTTGTGCGTGCGATTGAAGGCCCGAACCGCTTCGAGCGTTTGCGTGAAGTCCATTTGATTGCGAACCTGATCCTTCAGGAATGAATCGGCTCCCTTCCGTCCCCACTGTTCTCCGACCACGTAGCTGCTCGTCGCCAAGTCCTTAAACGCCATGTCCCACGACTGAACCTCTCTATCGAACACGTAGGGGATGGGAACGGGCTTGATCTCTTTGTAGGAACCATCCAGCATCTTGACGCGAACGGGAGGCAAGGTCTCTTCCTGGCCTGGATGACACCAGTACCGCCACCAATGCCGCTTGAGAATGCCGCCCTCTGCCGGAGCGGGACGCTGTTGAAGTTGGGCCGCTGCCCCAAACTCCTTCAGGTCTCGCTTGAGTTGGGCAATCTCAGCCTTGCCGTACCGCGCAGGCCACAACGGTTCGCCTTCTTCCTTCC